ATCCAATTTCACACTCTTACCAATAAAATTAAAATTAACTGGTCGAAGTTGATTTATTTTTGCAAGAGCACCAGTTACATTGACAACATTTTCCTTTATCCTATAATCTGATGAAGTATTATATGCGGTTGTATTTGAACTAGTATTCAGATAAATTGATCCTATGGGGCTACTATTGTATGCCTCATAAAATTCTATTGCATTTCCACTATCTCTTCTTATGATTGCTATATTTCTAGCACCACCACTTTTTGAACACATCGTTGATGTGCCATCTACCGTATAAAGAAATCCATTATACTCAGTACCTCCACTACCTCCTCCAAGACCATAATTACCAGCGTTACTACAAATCATAACCGTACCACTATTATTAGACATAGTGAAAGATGATCCAGAACCACTATCATATACAGTATTAGATCCAGAACCTCTATCAGTTCTAATTGTCATACCACCCCAAGCATTACTAGAATCATCTGCTGTTCTTATTCTAATATATTGATTACCACTTCCATAACTAAATCCCAACTTCATTCCACCATTAGATCCACTACCTTTAAGTCCAAATACTATATTATTATTTGAGTTCAATCCAGCATGACCACTATTATAACTCGAAGAGAATGCAGTTATTGAAATACCATCTAAGTAATCGATAGAGTCAGTCCATGCCCATTGAGAACTACCACCTCCTGATGTAAGAACCTGTCCTTGACTACCAGTACTAGCATTACTCCATTGTCTCAAATACACTGACTGACCTGCCCAGTGTGCCAATGTCTCTGTGTCTGGATTCCATTGTAATCTACTACTCTCATCATCCATTTTAAGGACTTGATCCAGATTATCATCAGTACTGTCAACAAATACTAAATTATGCCAAGCAGCACCATTATCAGTTCTTATTCTAGATTTTGATGCTGCTGTTGCAGTTGCAGAGTTTCCAGTACAAGAACCAGCTGTTGTTGCAGTTGCAGAGTTTCCAGTACAAGAAGCAGCTGTTGTTGCTGATGCAGCATTACCAGTACATGATCCAGATGATCCTGTTGTATTTTGGTTTAATGTTGGTATTTGAGATGCAGTTAATCCAGTCAATGAAGATCCATCACCACTAAAATATGCTGCAGTAACAGTACCACCAGGATATGGTGAAGAATCACCCGAAAGTACTTGTACACCAGATGCAACAGGTTCTAATCGTAACTTATTAGTATAATATAAGAGAGTTGTTGCTGAAGAACTAATAGTAAGTTGACCATCACCATCTCTAGTTACACTACAATTTGTTCCACCAACTATTTGGATAGAATCATCAGTTCCAGAAGAAGGATTTAACCATAAGTATGGATCATCATCGTCAGAATTATTAGTACCAGCAGCATCCTGTCTACAATGCAATCCATAAGTTGTATTAGTATTAGTCGTATAATTTGGCGTTTTCCACGTACCATCATTAGCTAAGAATTTAGCTGAATTGCCAGTTCCTGCTGCAGGAACATGACCACTATTACCTTCAGCAGCAGCATGAGCAAAAGCCCAACTAGAACTAATTGATTCTGTTGTTGCTGTCTCTGCTGGAGTAGTATCAATTCCTCTCTGTGTATCAGGATTATTAACAAACTCCAGACCAGTTCCATCTGATTTAACTGCAACAAACTTACCTGTTTGAGAAGTATAATTTCCAGGTGTATCAGATAACCCAGTAAAAGCAGTTACTAAAGTAGGTTTGTTTTTTATAAAATCATCTGCTGTATTTGTTGCCTGATCCCAATCAGATTGAACGTTAACTTCTGCACCATCAGCAACATTTAATATTCCTAAAACATTTGTTTTGGTAAGTACTTCTACATCTCCAGAAGATGCTGTAACTCTTCCTAATATGCTACTCGTATCGATATGTTCTATCTTTGCCAGTGTTATTGCCTCATCTGCAATACTACTCAAATATGTGGTACTATCAACAGACCCATCTGCCTTTAAGAATTCAGATGAAGTTCCACCAGTCATTACCAATGAAGTTGCTTCTAATGCTCCTGTCCTAGCATTAAATTTCAAACCAGTATTACTTTGAAGAGCAATATTAGAACCTGTTGCATCTAAACCAAATATAGGAAAACAAGTTTCATCTGCTTCACTTCCTGACTGATCAGAAACTGCGACTTCTGCTGCTGCTCCTGCTGCAAGACTTCCTGCATTTGCCCATGCAACACCAGTTGATGTTGAAGTTAGAACCTGTCCAGCATTACCTGTGATATCATCTTTATCAGTTATAGTTCCTGCAATGTCTATATTTGTAACCTCAATACTTGGAGTTCCAGATAGACCAGCAGCAACTCCTGGTGTAATATCAGCACTACCATCAAATGACACACCACCAATGTTTACTGCTGTAGCAAGTGCTGTTGCAGTAGCAGCATTACCAGTACAAGATCCAGATGAACCAGATGCACTACCAGTTAAAGCCCCACTGAAGGTTGTAGCACTAACAGTTCCTGTTACCGTTACTCCTGCATCAGTGGTTTTTAATCTCTCATTTCCATCATGTGATAGTATAACTTCAGGAGTACCAGCACCACCAGTAGAAGTTATTAATGATTTATCACCTGCAGCATTTTTAATGTCAATAGTATCACCTAATAAAATATAATTAGTTCCAGTTTGTACTTCTACTCTAATATCATTTGTATCATCTTTATGAAAAATGCTCAATTCTTGACTACCACCCAATTCCAACTTTCCAAGATCAGGTAGTTGAACATTACCTACTGTTAAAATATTTGTACTTGGATTATATCTTAAATCGTCATCAGCTCTAATTGGATTATTACCACTCTTTGCACCAACAAATGTTAACCATTGTTCAGCATCAGTTCCATCTTCATTGACTCCTATATTACTTGCACTATTAACATTAGTGGTATTAGCATCTATCCAATTGATTCCTGAACCAGTAGAGGCAAGTATCTGACCCGAATCTCCAATATCTCCAGTACTATCCTTTAAATGTTTTACCTTCTCAAATTCTGTACTACCACTGAATGTACTTATTCCACTAACTTTAAAATCTTGACTAGCGAATACACCATAAAGAGTGTCACTACCTATACCAGCAACAGCATCCTCTCCACCAGGAGTAGAATCATCAATGTATGTATGGAATATTGCCACTTAAATTCTTTTATGAAACCTAAAAGTTATTTATTCATTCATCACTAAAGATTATTTCTCCTCTTAACTCAGCAAGTTTAGTAGTAGCAAGAGCTTCTACACATGTCCAATAGGTTTCTCCACTTACAAGATTCTCATCAGTAAAATATGCTGCCATATCATCCTGAAGATCCTGCAATTCTCTGAGTTGATCTCTACGAATCTCCATAAGAAACCTACACTATTGAACTATAATAACAAAGAAAAATCATTCTGTCAAGCAAAATAACTTTCATTATTAGGATCTTCAGCAAGGATTTTAATTCCTTCCACTATAACCTTTCTCTTCTCTAACGCATCTATTCCAGCAATAGATGCCCATCTCTCAACGTATTCCTTTAGAAGTTCTGCTTTTATAAGAGTAATTGAAGAATTCATATAGTTATCTCTCTTGGTTCTCTCCGCACTTATTAAACCAAGTAATGCAGTTCTTCTTGCTGCATAAGTAGTATTCACAAATCCAGGATATAAAGTATCATATGGATCACCACTCGTAATTTCACAAGCATTGCCATCATCATCAGCAGAATCACTCTGTATTGCTAGAAAGGTTCCAGTTGCACCGATTCTAGTATCAATACCTTTTCCCAAATTTCCTGTAATTATTGTTGTAGGATCTGTTCCTGTGGTCATGTCAGTAGTAGGACCATATACACCTGTTGAATATGGTGTATCACCAACGTGAGTAAGATCTTCACAGTCATTTCTACCACCCTGAACAACATCAAAACTTACATCTTCTCCAATAGCATTACCATCACCATCAAAACTTCCACAACCAGTTGTAACATTAGGATTAATAAGATCAGTAAGAACTTTTAGTTCTTGCACTAAAGCATTAACAGGTATTGTCATATCAGCAACTGTCTTATCAAATTTTGCTGCAGGTGGAAGAAGACGTTGTATATTCTCTTCCGATTCAGGTAACTGCAACTCATTGATAGCTTTAATTTGCTCCGTTAATTCAGCAACTTCATCATTACATGCTGCAATGATCTCTAATCTTCTTGTCATGATACACCTCTCCCATAATCGTATCCAGCAATAGAGAATTGTTCAGGATCTTTGGGATAGTCTTTTGGTGACTCCCCTTCATACTCAACAACCAAAGGTTCTCCATCAATTCTAGAAGCCCATACTTCATAATAGCATGATGGCAAACACTCATCTCCTCTTCTATTACTAATAGTTATCTTATCTTTATCTACAGACTTCACATATGGATGTTGTGTCTTTCCTACAGGAGTCAAAGATACTGTGATGCTATCATAATCAACCAACCCATCCCAATACTCTGGAAGTTCTATAGTTTCACTATCCTTTACCTTTCCTCTCACGTATATTGCTGCCTCTGGACCTTCTACACAGATATGTCTTAGTCGATGTCCTTTCTTATTAGGGTGCTCTATATCAAATCCTTTCCATCTCTGTTTATTGATAGTTGCGTTTGGTGCAATGAATTTACCAACAGCAAATGTAAACCCAGTAAAAGTAGCTGCACCAGTAAACTTTGCAGCACCAGTTACTTTATGGAAACCTGTTACAGTATGTGCTCCATTAAAGAATGATGCTCCAGTACACGTATACAATCCAAGTTGATTAGTAGCACCCATAAAATTAGATACACCAATAACCTCAAGGGAAAATGGTAATGATAATCCTGGTATTGATGCTGGTGGGCCAATACTAACTGCTGCTCGTGGAACTCCAGGTAAACTAAAACCAAAAATAGTCAGTCCAGGACATGTTAATGTCCCTGTGGGTAGAACATTTGGAAGACTTAATTTTGAAAGATCTGGTGTTCCTACATGAAGTGCGCCAGTCTGTAACTCTGCCTGTCTTATTGACATAATAATTATCTACTATTAGAAGGGACCAAAGAACTTATTCCACTTCTCTGTAAATAACATAATCTTATCCATCAAACCACCTGCAAGGGGGTTATCTGCACCAGAAGAAGTTGTAACAGGTGCAGATCTACAATGTAAATCACAAGCACTATTACCAAATATAGAAGTATTAGTAGCTGATAGAATGTCTATATCTCCACCAGCTTCCACATGCAGTTTTTCCCCAGAGTCAAATACCATTTGCCCAGTATTCATAAGTTTAATTTGACCTGCATCTTCTTTATCTCCTGCTTGAAGAGTAATGTTACGACCTCTTAAAGTAATATCACCACCACCGTTTGCTTCAATCACAATATTACCACCATCGGTATGTATTTTGAATGAAAGACTTCCATCTGTTACATCTTCACTTTCTCCCGTATAGAATTCCATTGATTTATTTGATCGCATCTTCATATTTCCTTGCTTATAAAAATGCAAACCTTGAATAGTATCTGTAGTCATACAATACTCTGCTACTCCATGAGCAGTAGTATCACCACCAGAAGTTATCTCAAATCCAGGATATCCTCTACGATAATAATCAGCAAAGATTTCCTTGGCAGCATCTGCTACTATTTCTTTCAATTTCTCCTCACTTAACCCTTTTAAAAAAGTTTTTTCTCCTTCTTGGATTTTATCAGTACTAATACCTGCAGAACTTGTCATACTTTACCTCCTATGGACAATCAATTACACTGGTGATACCAATCAATGGTTTCTTCCTTCTAGCCTCTGCACCATCGTCAGTAATAGAAAGATCTTTATATGACATCACTGGAACAAATTCTGCTCCGTATCCAGTATCACTATTTATTTTGATACCTGGAGCAGTTCCGAACTGATCTGGAACAAATGGAACTCTGACATCAACAATAGATCCACCTGGAGTTATAGTAATTGGGAAATTGCTATTACCAATACCAATTGTATCGCCACCAGTATAACCTATACCTGGTCTAACAACATAGATACTTGTCACAATTCCAACAACACTCGTAGTAAGACCGACAGTATCACTACAGTATCCATAACCACGATCCAAAAGAACAACCTGACTAATGGCACCATTGTCATCTACAATTGCTCTTGCATTTACACCACTACCATGACCAGTATTATCAATTATTGCAATGGAAACGTTATCAGTATATCCACTACCTCCATTCAAAACTTCAATAGAGAATATTCTACTATCATTTCCAACAATAATTTTTAACTCTGCACCAGTTCCCTCTCCAGTAACTTCCACTTTAGGTGGAATGCATTTAGGATAAACATATCCAGGATATGCAGGAGAGATATCATCTTGATCAGTAGGATTATCATTTCTCTTGTTACATGCATCAAAGATAGAATTCTTTCCACCAAATAATGTAATAGTAGCAACAGCAGATTCAATTGAACCAAGACCTTTATCTAGTTTAGCAGAAGAATCTCCTCCAGTCAAGGTATCAACACTAGAAAGAAGATCCTTAACAGGAGTTCCATTATATTCTTTATTCAATACAGTTTCCTCATCCTCTCCCCCAATACCAGAGATTGCATCACTAAGTTCCTTTCCTGTATTCTTAAGACTCTCACTAATACCAGTAAAGACATTCATATTCTCGACTTGTTTCTGCCAATTGTCTGGTGGTTTCGGAATTGCACCATTAACAGAAGATATCCATTGAGATGGTTTTGTACATTTAAACTCATCACATCCAATGAAACTATAAATTGCTTGTGCTAAACTACCAGCATTTCTAAGAAGACCTGTGACTTTAGCCAATCCACCAGTTAACCATTGAACTCCCTTTAAAATTGGATCCAACAAACCCTCAATTTTATCAAAAACTTTTGCAAGAAGACCTGAAACGAATTGTTCTGCTGCACAAAGTGGACCATTAACCAATCTTCCAAGTAAATTTTGGAACATATTAGAAATGAAGGTTCCAATATTACCAATCACTTTTTTAAAGACACAATAAAGGAGTCCCATGATACCTTTTATTCCCTTCTGCAATAATGCATCTTGGAAGAATGATATTACTCCTGCAGGGGATGCTTTAAATAATCCTAAAAATTTACCAAAAAGCCAATTTAATTTACCAAGAACTTTTTTCTTAACTTGATTTATAATATCTTTTAAAATAGCACCAACTTGGTTTTTAATCTTTTCAAGTTGATACTTCATATTAACAACTTCATTAGTAATTGGATTTACCCATTTACCAGCATTTTGCTCAAGAATTTGTGTATATGCAATGAAATTCTGAAGTGCTAAAGTTATTCTACCAACTGAATTCTTTCTGCATGGATCATCCAGTGCAGTATATCTTGTCGTCTTCGACTCGAATGCTCTTGCTGCATCACTTCCACCCAATGCACCATCCTTACTAATCATGTTAGTTCCAGATTGATTCTCTTGAGTATACTTTCCATCAATCTTGGTTGCTGGAACTTTATTTTCTGGATGACCTGTCCATACTTCAAAATTATTACTATCGTTTGCTATAAGATCATCTTCTTTAATACTTGTAGTCACTGCAGCAGGACGATCAAGTAATCCCATGATCACTGGTTGTTGTGCTTCTTCCCCATCCATGAAAAAACCAACTGCGGTTTCTCCACCGACCAATGCGTGAGTCTCACCTCTTCCTCCAGTTCCTCCACCAACAATTGGGTCATTCATAATAGTAGCCCAAGGGAGTTCAGATTCAGTCAATGAATTATCCCAAGGATGATATCCAATAATTCTAACCTTAACTCTTTGACTTCCATCTCCATTCTGAGCCATTGCTAAAGATTGGTCTTTCCAAACACCAGGATGGGCTACTCGGCCAATCCACCAAGTAAACCCATCTCTTCCGAGTTGATTAGATTTAAATAATGATTCGTCTATCATTCGTCGTATACTCTACACTCAAAGGCATCTGGATGGTTGTCACAATACACTTCAAGATGTTGATCTTGATGTCTTGTATGATAGTCATTGATTGCACCATCATTCTTATCTACCACATCATCCTTGTGATACTTATCATAATCTGCATGAACATCTTTCAGATCTGCTTCGGTGTACTCCAACATTCCATGATTGACATGTTCCTTATGATCCTTTGGATCTAAGTAAACTTCGTGTTCTAAATCGTGTTTGATTTCTGACATAATTTCTCCTAACTTTTTTCGGGTGAAGAGAATCCATAGGAATCTCTAATTAACTTAAGTGAGGTAGTGCTCTGACTGATAGCAAAGTGATGACGTAACTCTTTAATGAGATACTTTCCACTTGCTTCATGATCTACTTCAGTTGATTGCCCTTGCTTTAAAGCAGGGAAATCACATGCAATAATATCACCTACCTTAAGGTTTATATTACACGGTACAAGAATATTTAGTGACTGTGTAAACAATAAGTTATATCTAGAAAATGATTTTGCCATATCTGCTTCATCTCTTCCAGAAGTTTTAGTTACATCCAAACTTGTAACACCATGATCAGAAGTCCTTACAACTTGTCTAGACATATTATCAATTGGAACTGACAAATCATTTCCACCCAACTTAGTTGAGAGTTCCTCTTTCAGATTATAATCATATACAGACACTCTCTGAGTTCTTGTATTATAAAATACACTTCGATTGGAATACATTCCAATTGTCAATGCCTTTCTCAAATCAATATTCTTATCTAGTTTCCATTTAAGAATCCTAAGATTATTCTCTAATTTATTATGTTCTACAGAACCCAATGATGTCCAGAAGTATTTGGTTACTTTCTTATTTTTCTTTTTATTGGAACCAACATCCTTTGTTGTAGTATCAACAACCATCTTATCAATACTTCTAAAATTAAAACCATCTTTGTTTTCAAAAAATAAAAATCCTGCAGTTCCTTTTGCCTTTCCATTCTTAGTTCCATCCTCACCAGATGTTCCCTTGACTCCACTCGCAGACAAAGCCTTTGGTGATAACCATTGAAATATGTGAAATGGTTTCTTACTATTCCCATAGAATCCAAATCTATTACTAGTCTTTTCTATTTCAGATATATTATCATCAGAAATTTTCAATTGATCCGTGAGAATACTTTTAACATGAGTATCAATTGTATTATCCTCAGAATATTTTTTATAACATCTTACAGTTTCATTTGAAATAAATGCTTTTGAAACTAAATTTAAAGTAAAAGTTTCTGATTGTCCTTGTGCAGATAAATTACTTACCTTATAAACATACAATGAATCATCATCATCTCCCTCACCATCTTCAGTTCCAAAAGTGAATGTTCCTGATGCTGTTTCATAACTCATTGCGACTCTCTCGCCACCACGTATCGGCAACTCACTGACGAGATTTAGGTTCGTCATTATCTGTAGGGTCATACTTACAGTTGGTTCTAAGATATCTTCAAAGTAATCTGTAGATTGAACAGCATTAGTCAAGTCAACTCTCTTTGATCCATCTACGGATTCGAGCATCAGATAATGATATTTTAGTGCCGATAGTGCTTCTGCCATTAGTGAGAGAGTTTATTGAGTAATAATAGTTCTGATATATTTACTACATCAGATTGACCACCAACTACATCATTACCTGCTTGCGATTGTGACTGGGATTGTTGATTAGAAGTTGGTGCATTAATTATTGGTTGAGTATTTTGTGAACCTATTGGATATAATATAACTGGATTTTCAGATGATTTTTTAATGTATTGTTGTTCTATAGCCTTTGGTGTAATTGCTGCAGACTTAACCAATAGTCCTTCAATCTTGGCAGTCAAGTGTTGATAAGTTCTACGATCACTAACATCAAGTTGTGATCTAGTATATATCAACTGATCTATCTCTTTATTAATAAGATCCTTTTGTTTATTTGCTTCTGTTTTGAACTTCTCTTTTTGTAATTGCTTTTCATAAGCAAGATGAGCATCCATAGTACCATCAGCCACTGGATTGTTCATAATATCATTAACAATCAATGCTCCAGCAAGAGCTTGAGGACTTTTAGCTGCAGCACCAAGCACTTTTGATGCTCTCAACGTCTCTCTTGCTATCTTTTGAAGTTTTCTTTTTTGCTTTAGTTGGTTTTTTATATCATTCTTTCCAACCTTAATTTTAGTTTTAGTTTTAGTTTTAGTTTCTATTTTTGTTTTAGTTTTTGTTTTGGTATTCGTTTTCCTCTTATTTTTAAGATCAATCTTTCTTTTATTTCTAATCCTTTTAAGTAATCTTTTCTTTCTTCTACTCTTTCTCCTAAGATCAATTTTCCTTCTATTCTTTTTATCATTTTTAGTATTATTCATTGTCCTTTTCCTTAAAACATTAGAAGTAGAATCAATTTTATCACCACCACTAATAGTACCATCACCTCCACTAACACCATCACCATCTCCACTACCTTTACCTTTATTGAGAAGAGCAGCAATCAAAGCCCCCAATGCAAGTAATGGCAATAAATTAAATCCACTTTTCTTTTTTACATCACTCTTTGATGGTAACTTAATTCTTTGCAACTCCTTAGTATTCTTAGATACTATCTTTAAGAACTTATTAAAGTCACTCTCCTTCCTAAACTTTAATTTTCTAAGAGCAACAGTATTCTTAGTAGGTTTTATTTTTAACTTCATACTGTTATATTACATTCTGCTGCTGTTTTAAAGCACCCATACATATCAGTGTTTCTAGAATTAAACCAAGCAATGTCAGAACTAGTAGTAGTATCTCCATTAGTATTTTTTAAAGTTTGACCACTATTAACAGCACCAGATTTATTCCCAATCTCATATGGAATTATCTTACCACCCATCTCATTATTATTTTTATTAAGTGAAGATACTTCCTTAACTTTATTTTTATTTTGTACTTCTGTATTTGTAATTTTAGGTAAGTAATCATCTCTGATTGCCTGTTGTACTGCATCATACTGTCTAGTAGTTTCAGCATTATATGCTTTTAATCTGGGATTAGTGGGATCATTAAAGATCATATCCTTAAGATCTTCTGGCATAGCAGACATTCTATCATCTAATACTTTCTGTCCTGCTTCATCTCTTTTAGTTTTAAATTCCTTCTCCAAATTCGCCCTATTTTCTACCTTTGTTCCAAAATTAGAAACATTATTTTCAAATTTACTACCAGACATCTCACCAGGTTTCACACCTGCCGTTTCCATTGCACCAATTTTGTACTTCAAATCTCTGATTTCTTTATTACTATCACTAAACCAATTCCACTTACCAAATCCTCGTTCTTCTTTTAACGCTGCCAATCTTGCTTTAAAAACAGCAAGTGCATCCGAAGAACCAAGTTCATCTATAGTTTGATCCATTTGCAGTTCATTTGTGTTTGGATTGTCATTAATTCCTGGATATAATGACTCTGCTAATGAATCTTTAATAAACTGTCTCAAAAATCTTTCAACTTGACCGTTACCCGTTACCAATTTAATAGCTGCAAGCAACGAACCTGCACCAAGTATCCCTAACACCCACGGATTTGTAAGTATACTAGCAAGTCCACCAATTAATCCAATCAAACCACCACCAATACCTAATATACCACCAAGTCCACCAAACAATCCACCCTTCTTACCTCCACCACCAAAACCTTTTGCTGTTTGAGCAATTGCCTTTCTCAATGCAATAGCAATCTCAAAGGTTGAAGCAAGAGATTTCTTAATTGCTGTTAGATTTTTTTGTAGTATCTTTACTGTCTTCTTAGAACCAAAGAAATTTGTATATGCTGCTCCAAACTTCTGAGACTTATTATCACTTCTAGGTTCTGATATGTTCTGCGTTTTAGTCTGTAATGATCTAATATTATTCTTTGCAGCACTAATCAAACCTCCTCCTGCAGGTCTAATTACTTTTGTTGGTTTAAAGAATGGAGAAATTGCCATCTACCTATTTGCCTGTTGTGCTTTTAAATTTTCCTCTTCAATGTATTGATTTAAAAGACCGAGATATACTTCTCGTTCCCACGGCATCATGTTTTCAATCTCAGTTAGTGAGTATTTATGGTGTTGCATCAACGAAAAGTTAAGTTTATAATATGACTCAAGATCAATATGAGCCATAATTAAACGAAAAAACTCGTTAGACCCTCCAACGTCACGTCACTTTCAACTTTTGTGTTTGGATTTTTTACTTTGATTGTATGAGATAACTTAGGCATCGTCTCAAAGAAAGACTCAATCTGCTTAAATTGACCAGAGTTTAATCCTTCCATCCACTGCGTCAATTCTTTTTTAGTACAGTCATCAGCTGCCCAAGACTCTTCTTCATTATAAACTACATCAATACATGATGAAATGATTTCAAATGACTGTTCAATTTGTGCAGCATCTTCTCCACCAAAATCAAAATTAGTCTTAACAAATTCATTAAGAGAAGGATACTTCATTCTTAATGTCAACGTATCATCCAATTTAATATCACGACTATGCTCCTTTGGTTTATCAACCTTTATCTCATCAATATAAATTTTGACTTCGACTTGAGTTTCTTCATCATCGGGACATGTCACAACTAAATCAATTGCTTCTCCAACTGACTTTCCTCGAATATTCAGAAAGATATATTCAATATCAAATGTTGGTAGGTCATCAACTTTAATTCCCCTTGTGGTAATACAAGATTTTAAAGTTGTTTTAATGGCATCAGTAATTTGTTTCTGATCTCCACTTTCCATTGCAAGAATTAGTATCTTCTCTTCTCGTACAAGAAATGGACGATATTTTATCTTCTTCCCAGAAGAAGGTAATACCAACTCATAGGTTGGAGTAGTAATTTTTGGTAAAGGCATAATGTTTGTAGCACCTCAGTATGATTATTTAGATGGTAAGTCTAACCTCTCCATGTTTTTCAACAGTGTGTCGTAGATAACTAAAAGTTACTGACACTTGAGTGATTGTACTACCTTCATATGTTAATGGAACAGAGTTAAGAGTAATTGGGAAAGCATCAATAAACCTATACGTTAACATAGGTTGATTGGTGAATCTCTTATTGCTCTTCGCATTTGGACTCTGTACAAGATCTCTTTCAAATTTAGTAATTGATAAGACTCTCTTATACTCATCAGGATATCTCATCCTTGCATATGAATTCCGTTCTCTATATTGATTCAATTGTCCAACAATTCTTCCATCATATCTACCATTACTCTCATTGTATATTGGATTAATATAATTCATCCACTCCTCAAATAGTCTTAAAATATTATATTGATTATCCACATAGAAAGTTAAATCAAATTCAGTATATACTCTTCTTGCAGCCATCTTCTCAATCATTCCCTGACGGGCTCCATACTCTTCTACAATATCAAAGTTAGTTTGAGGAAGACTTGCATCAGAGCATAAGAAATCATACTTCTCATCTGTAGATTTAACATCTAAGAAGAGACCACAATTAGTTAAGTATTCAAGTAAATCCAAATCATTACCCGTAGGAGATCTACGAACAAGATCCAATGAAACCTTAAACTGACTTGAGATTGCAAGTTTAGAAAGGATCGAACTTGCGTCCGACATATTCAAATATAGTGATTCCGTATCGACAGACATCTAAATAGATTTTATAGTTATACTAATATATGTATGTCCAAAAGTGGTAAATATTATCCGAGGTATCCCAGAAAGTATAGAGGAGACCCAACTAACATAGTTTATAGATCACTTTGGGAAAGAAAATTCATGAACTACTGTGATATCACAGAGAGTGTTAATGAATGGGCCTCTGAAGAATTTTGGATTCCATATAAATCACCACTTGATAATAAAGTACATCGTTACTTTCCTGATTTCTTTCTTAAATATAATGACACAAATGGTAAACGACGATCAATGGTTGTAGAAGTTAAACCAGATAAAGAAACAAAAATGCCAATCACAAATCCCAAAAGGAGAACTAAGTCATGGGCATACTCTGTTAGAACATGGGCAATCAATCAAGCAAAGTGGAAAGCAGCAAGAGAATATTGTAAAGACCGTGGATATGAATTTAAAATTATGACTGAATACGATCTAGGTATCAAGAGATAATGGGAAGAAAAACATTAAAACAAAGACAAGAAAGAGATGCTGCTCGTGCTACATCTGCAACCATTGGTGGTAGAATTAAAGCAAAAGCAGAAATGTCTGGTGGAACTGATGCTGACTGGTATGCTAATGAATTATATTCTGAACTTTCAGAAGTAGCAGAGGTACGATTCCCAAAGATAGGAGAGTTATGTTACTTCTCATACTCTGCTGCTTACCCAGATAAGTATCCTTATTGGGATAGAAGACCACTCGCATTTATACAAGCATATGAAGAAGATAAGATACTTGCATCGAACTTACACTACCTAAGTCCTAACTATCGTGGAGCAGTTGCAAAAGGCTTGATAAATAAAGTTAGTGTTACTTTACCAAAGAAAACATTACATAGGTATTTCTTTACTAATATGGGAGATACATTCATTATACCCAATGACTCTGATGAATGGGGAAGTGTTGCAGAACTGGTAACTGAGAGTTTCGTTAATAAATATGGTCGAAAGGTCGAATTACAAAAAGTTTGGGATAGTCCTTAATGTCAAATCTTTTAGGAGATTCAAATACTGCGTCTGGTTTGGATGCACATAAGTACAAAAAAGTAGGAGAACGAACCTACGGTGATGGAACGTATAATCTTTTTTATGATGCAAATAGTGGTTCACAAAAATTAGAAAAGAAAAGTTTATTCGGAGTCGGAGGAGTTATATTTGAAGATGGAGGATTCACTGTACTAGGTACAGAGGATCCGAACATTTCATCAACAGGTTTTGAAAACGTTCAAAATGATATACTAAATTCCATCAATAAGGCCTTTCAAAACTCTGGTGGAACTGCAAATGGTTCAGTATTACCAGCATGGGTAGATAATAAAAAAATCTCAGATGATACTGAAATAAAAGAAGAACAGAAAGGTACAACTAAACCTTGGGAAGGTTTCGATGCAGAAATGTTTGCTAGTGACTTTGGAGGAACAGATAATATACTACAAAAACTCAGTCTACGTAATCTAAAATATCCAATAGATGCTGACTATGGAAATACACAAGACTATATTCAAATAAATCAATTCACATACAAAGCACCCAATAGAAATGTAATTTTTGGATCAGAAAATACTCAATCATTTGCAAATCAAATAACGAAAGGTATTCCAACCACATCCAAAATAGAAAAACCAATTGGATTGGTAAAACTCCCAATGCCCAATGATCTAAAAGACACAAACAATGTCAGTTGGGATCAAGATCAAATGAATACTCTTACTGCTGCAATGGCAGGTGCAGTCATGAGAGGAATTCCTGGTGCATTTGATACTATAGGAGATGTAATGTCAGGTAATTTTGGAGAAGCATTTCAACAAGTAAAAAATGCTGCTAGTGGTGTTCTTGGTGAAGGAAAGGAAATATTTAATGCAATTAAAACAAGTGGATCTCAAGCACAAGCAATGGCTCATAGCATGATAGGATCAAGTGTCCTAAACATGATTGGATTTGGTGCTTCAGCAGAATCAATCTTAGCAAGGGGATTCGGTGTCATTCCAAATGACAACATGGAATTACTCTTTAGAAGTCCTACTCTAAGAGAGTTCACATTCAGTTGGATTATAAGTCCAAGAAGTAGAGAAGAAGCAAAGAAAGTCAATAATATTATTCGATTCTTTAAACAAGGTATGGCAGTTAAAAAGAAAAAAGGAACTGCTGGAGGTGCATCACTATTCTTACATACACCAAACGTTTTTGATATAGCATTCAAGACTTCAAAGTATAAGAACGAACTCACGAATGAAAACATATCTGTTATGAAGATCAAGACATGTGCATTAGTTTCATGTGGAGTAGAATATACTCCTGGTACAAGTGGTTGGCAAGCATATGAAAAAGGTCAACCAGTGTCTGTAACAATGGCATTACGATTCAAAGAACTCGAACCAATATTCGATACTGATTATTCAGATAATTATTTCGACTTCATGGATCGAGAAGATCTAGATCCAGTTTCACCAGATGCGGTAGGTTACTAAAATGGCATACTTTAACGAACTACCAAACATAGCATACCTCTCTCGTCTTCCTTCTAAAAAAAGAAGTGATGAAAGAATTGATGTTAAAAATATATTCAAGAGAGCAAAACTCAGAGATGATATTGATGCTGCTGCAACTGCATTCACATATTATCAAATCAAAGAAGGTGAAAGACCAGACACTCTTGCTCAACGAGTCTATGAAGATCCAGAATTGGATTGGGTTATATTAATATCAAACAATATTACTAACATAAGAGATCAATGGCCTCTAAATCACCATGATCTACACCAATACATGTTAGATAAGTATGGTTCTGAAGCAGGTATGCAAGGAGTTCACCATTATGAAACTACAGAAGTAAAAGATACTTATGGTAGAATTGTATTAGAAAAAGGATTAACTGTAGATGAAACATTCACAATTAAATATAAAGATGCTACAAATACAATATTAACAGTTACACCAACAGCACCTGTTAGTAACTATCAATATGAAAGAGAAGTGAATGAAGAGAAAAGAAAAATTAAAATACTAAAAGCAGATTACTTATCTGTCTTCGTTACAGATATGAGAAATCTTATGCTATATGACAAGTCATCAGATTACATTGATAAGATAACAAAGTCAACATATAATCCAAACGAATCTGGAGTATAAAAAAACCCCCTCTGACCTGGACGGAAGAGGGGGTTTTTTCACCATAATTAACATCTAAAAAGAAAGGCACTCTTTCTAAGTAGAGATCTTTTGTACTCCTTTCTTATACTAGGAATTAACTAACTTAGCAAAGTAACTAAGAGATTCATCGTCCTCATCGGATGATGTAGATGCTACTGGTTCAGGAGTACGAGCTGGTGTAGTAGGTTCAACGAAACTACCACGATCATTGTCCTCACCACCTAGTTCTTCATCAAGAACAGGACTTCTCACTGGTTGATTTAAACCAAGAACATTCTCAAGACGAGTCTTAAGTGCATCATAAGTCTTGAACTTATCTGGTGCAGTAAACTCATTCAGATCATACAACTTGTTGTAGATCTCTTCTAGTTTTGCATCATCATCAAAGAGAGCACTTGGTGAAGAGAACTCTGACTTATCATAGTTCTGATAACCTTCTACTCTACGGATCTTCAACTTGAAGTTTGCACCTTCCCAGAAATCAAATGGATTAATAGGAGTTTCATCTGCGAACTCAGGTTTCATTGCTTCTGTAATCTTGTCATGAATCTTCTTGCCATACTTGTACAAGAATACACGACCTTCATTTTCTGGATTAGCAGGATCACTAACAATGAAAATATTACTATAATATGATAGTCTACGCTTTTGCTTACGTGCTATATCCTTATTAGCATCAGATCCAGAATTCCACAATTGTGAATTGTGTTCTGATACAGGATCTTTCTGTCCTAGTGTGGTAAGTGAGTTTTCAATAAACCAACCACCAGGCCCTTGGAATGCATGTGTGTATATTCTTGCCCAAGGAAGTTCACATCCTTCTGGTTCTGGAAGGAAACGAATAATTGCATAACCATTACCAGATTTGTCAACGGATGGTTTCCAAATACGATCATCAACGTTGCTACCCTTGTCGTTGAGTTTCTCAACTTGTTTAATTAACTTATCAGTAAGGGAACCTGATCTGGATTGTTTTTTTAATTTTGCAAATGACATGTGGATGTTTGAAGATTAAGTGTTTTATGGGGTGGGAGGTTGGATTAATGTATACCAACAAGTAAGGGGCATTGCTACATTAGTAGATTTTTACCTCACTGTCCGAGACCCGACTGGTAAGTCGATTCA